CGACCCCTAAATGCGGTGTACGGACTTTTATTTTTCGACCAAAGTGCCTGTTTCAGATAAACGATACCGGTTGAAACCCTACCACCCTATTTTGGGACTCCTATCCTTGATTATCCCAAAAAAATAATATATAAAAAATTTGCAATGATTAATCAAAGCGAGGCCGAGCTCCAGGAACAGTTACTTCTTGAGCATATAAAAAAGCTTGAAAATGCGGAAAAAGACTTTATCCCATTTGTGAAACATGTCTGGCCTGATTTCATATCAGGATATCATCACAAGAAAATTGCCGAGAAGTTCAAGGCAATACGGGATAAGAAACTAAAGCGTCTGATCGTGAATATGCCTCCAAGGCATACGAAGTCAGAATTTGCTTCCTTTCTCTTTCCAGCGTGGTTAGTGGGCCATGATCCAAAATTGAAGATCATCCAGACCACCCACACCACCGAATTAGCTGTCCGGTTCGGCCGCAAAATGAAAAACCTTATTGATGATCCGACCTACCAGCAGATCTTTGACAAAGTGGCTATTTCCGCTGACTCAAAGGCAGCCGGCCGGTGGGAGACAAACCATGGCGGCGAGTATTTTGCGGCGGGTGTCGGCAGTGCGATCACGGGCCGTGGAGCAGACCTCCTTATCATCGACGATCCGCACTCTGAGCAAGACGCTCTTTCCGAAACATCCCTTGATTCCGCCTATGAGTGGTATACATCCGGACCAAGACAAAGATTACAGCCAGGCGGTGCCATCGTCATCGTCATGACACGTTGGTCCGTGAAGGATTTGACGGGAAAATTGATACAGGCACAAACAAAAGAACCAAAAGCGGACCAGTGGGAGCTGATCGAATTTCCAGCCATTCTGCCATCGGGCAAGCCCGTGTGGCCGGAGTACTGGGACATCGATACACTGAGCACAACCAAAGCGTCACTGACCGAGCAGAAGTGGCAGGCGCAGTGGCAGCAAAATCCAACATCAGAAGAAGGATCGATCATCAAGAGAGAATGGTGGAAGAAATGGGAGGAGGACTCGATTCCCGATTTGATTCATGTCATTCAATCCTATGATACCGCCTACAGCAAAAAAGAGACAGCCGATTACTCGGCGATCACGACATGGGGAATTTTTACGCCGGTTGGCAAGGCGAAGCCACATATTATTTTGCTTGATGCAGAAAGAGCAAGATGGGAGTTTACAGAGCTGAAAAAACGTGCTATGGAGAAATATAAATATTGGGAACCGGAAACAGTGATTGTGGAAGCAAAAGCTTCTGGACTTCCCTTGACAGATGAGTTAAGATCAACAGGAATTCCCGTTGTGAATTATACTCCCAGCAGGGGGCATGACAAGCATGTGCGGGTTAATTCCGTGGCGCCGATGTTCGAGGCGGGCCAAGTATGGTACCCGGACGAGCGTTGGGCAGAAGAGGTGATAGAGGAGTGTGCGGCTTTTCCTTTTGGCGACCATGACGACTACGTCGATTCAACGACGCAGGCGCTTATGCGATACCGCCAAGGCAACTTTGTGCAGCTCCCCGATGACTACTACGACGAACCACGGACCATGAAACACAGGGAGTATTACTGATGGTATATAAAAAACCGGAAACAGAAGATTCTAAATGGATCACTAAAAAAGAACAAATAGAAGTTTTTGATAAGAAGACAGGTAAGAATGTTTTTATATCAAAAGATAAATTACTTGACGATGAAGGAAGATACAGTCCAAAAAAAGAAGGATCGAGTAATTGGATTACTAAAAAAGAGAAATCTGAAGGCGGAATCGTCAAGAGATACAAGGGTGGCCTGATGGTCAAGCCCAAAGCAGCTAAACGCGGATACTAGTGGCCATTGAAGATATAGAACAAATGACACGGCCTCTTTCCGAAGAGAAGCAAGTCGCTTCACATTCCGGTGATGATGTTATAAAATCAGCAATGATATGGATGGCCGGTTTACCTGGATCGGATGGCAGTCCTATAGGAATGGATGAAGTTATTAGACAACTTGAAACAGGTGAAACAGATATGGGCGGTTTAGTGAACGCGTACATGGAAGCACAATATGATTTTAATTAATATGAGTTACCAGTCAGCCTTAAACGCACGCACCCCTGACTGGGTTAGCCGAGTGGCGGCGAAAGCCGCCGGATCGGCCTAGGAGAGATTATGGCAGAAGAAACAAAATTAAAAGATCTGGAAGCTGGTGATGAAAACCGTACGGAAATATATAAAGTTCTTGGCCAGGATGTTACAAAAGAGCAGTATGATCAAGTTGGAGAATGGCAGAAGCTGTCCCTCAACGGTCGAGACCTGTATAAAATGTACATGGAGAAAAAAGGACTTGATCCTGATACTCTTCTGCCTTCAGACGAGCATCGCAAAGTAATGGACGCCTTAATTAATCAAGGATACTTAGAAGATAAGGAAGATCCTTTTAAGAATTTTGGTTGGGATGAAAAAGCAGGTGGCGGCATGATGGATATTAATAGAATGACCGCGCCACTTGGTTATGATACAGGTGGACCTGTACCAAGACACAGACAAAAAAAAGAAATGACCATAGACTCAATAATTAGTGATGCTGAAGCAAGCAAAGGTCCGGGTGAACAGGGAATGATATCAAAAGCAATATATAAACTTGCAGGTGATCCAGTAATTGATCCTATGTTCACAGCAAAAGAAAAAATAAAAGATTTTGGCAGAACCGGCATTGAAACATTAAAAAAACTTGGATCAGGAGCCATGGGCATTGGCCAGGAATTGCTTGGAGCTGGACCGGCGGAAGCGGGAACATTCACTGAGGATCTGGAAATGGAAATTATAAAACTGCAATCTGAAATACAATCATTGCAATTAGACAATTTATTGATGGGCACGGATAATGATAAAGCTATCACATCAAAACAGAATTTATTAGATTACTACATGAGTTTGAAATAATATGGCCATAGAAAAAGTAAACGAAGATATTAATCTGGAGATAGAACCAAGTTCCGAGGAACAAATTTCATTACCCGGAATGGAGAATAATGCGATGATGCTGGAGGATGGATCGGCGATCGTCAATCCAATGCCAGACATGTCAGGCAGAGGCGCGTTCAATGCGAACCTTGCGGAAATGATTCCGGATGATGAATTGCAAAGTTTGTCAAAAGGACTTGTGGGCGATTATGAATCAGACAAGGATGCGAGAAGCTCGTGGCTCAAGACATACAGTGAAGGACTGGATTTGTTGGGATTCAAGTACGAGGACCGCTCAAAACCATTTGCAGGCGCGACAGGTGTCACACATCCGCTTCTAGCGGAAACCGTAACGCAGTTTCAGGCGCAAGCGTACAAGGAACTGTTGCCACCAGAAGGTCCTGTTCGAACACAAATTGTAGGTGAAGTAACACCGGAGGTTGAAGAGCAGTCTCAGCGTGTAAAAGAATTTATGAACTATCAGATCTCCTATGTCATGGAAGAGTATGACCAGGAACTTGATCAGATGTTATTTCATCTACCATTAGCGGGAAGCGCATTCAGAAAAGTTTACTATGACGAAGTCAAGGGACGGGCTGTATCAAAATTTGTTCCGGCCGAAGATGTGGTGATTCCGTATGTCTCAACGGATATGGAATCATGCGAGCGCATCACCCACGTTGTCAAGATGATGGGCAATGAGCTCCGCAAGAAACAGGTCAGCGGCATGTACAGGGATATCGACATTTCCATGCAGGAGCCGGATCCCAATAAAGCAAAAGAAACCTATGATAAACTAGAAGGTGCGGAGAAAACAATCAATGCGGAAGAAATTGTCTTACTTGAATTTCACTGTGACTTGGATATTCCAGGTTTTGAAGATATGGCAAATAATGAGCCAACGGGTATTAAATTACCTTATGTGGTTACCATTGACGAGGGATCGGGAAAAGTTTTATCTATCTATAGAAACTATGAAGAGCAAGATCCCCTTCGCAAAAAGATTTCCTATTTTGTCCATTACAAGTTTTTACCTGGCCTTGGCTTTTATGGCTTTGGCCTTATCCACATGCTCGGAGGTCTCTCAAGAACTGCAACGTCAGCACTCAGACAGCTTATTGATGCTGGTACGTTGTCCAATCTCCCCGCAGGCTTTAAAGCTAGAGGGCTGCGAGTTAGGGACGATGATCAACCCCTCCAACCTGGAGAATTCCGGGATGTAGATGCACCGGGAGGCGCGATCCGTGAATCACTGATGCTGATTCCGTACAAGGAACCATCGCAAACATTATTTGCACTCTTAGGTTTCGTTGTCGAGGCAGGAAGACGCTTTGCGTCTATTGCGGATAACAAGATGGGCGAGGGCTCACAGGCCAATCCTGTGGGAACAACCATGGCAATCATGGAACGCGGAACAAAGGTCATGAACGCGATTCACAAGCGTTTGCATTACGGACAAAAAGTAGAGTTTAAATTACTGGCAAAAGTTTTAGCACAAAGTTTGCCACCGGAATACCCTTATGCGGTACGAGGCGGCAACAGAATAATCAAGCAACAAGATTTCGATGAACGGGTAGATATCCTGCCTATTTCTGATCCTAACATATTCTCAATGTCACAGCGTGTGACACTAGCGCAAACACAATTGCAAATGGCAACTTCCAATCCTCCAATGCACAATATGCATGAGGCATACAGAAGAATGTACCAGGCGCTTGGTGTAAGAGATATTGACATGATACTTCCTCCCCCGCAGCAACCACAACCGGAAGATCCTGCCATGGAAAATTCAAAATCTTTGCAAATGATGAAATTACAAGCTTTTCAAGGTCAGGATCATGCTGCGCACGTTGATGCGCATCAGGCATTTATGAGTTCTTTTCTCGTGGCGAATAATCCGCCGACAATGGGCATTTTACAATCACATATTTCCGAGCATATCTCTTTTATGGCACGCGAAGAGGTGATGGAACAAAATCAACAAGTCATGCAGGAACAAGCAGCACAATTTGGCGGTCAAATACCACCGGAATTGCAGCAACAGTTCCAAATGGAGATGGAAAAACAGGTTGCACAGCGAATTGTTGAAATTACAGAGGAATTAGTGGCCGAGGAACAGGAATATCTTAATAAAAAGGACTCTGATCCGTTAATTGACCTAAAACAGCAAGAATTGAACCTTCGAGCGCAAGAAATACAGCAACGCAAGGACATGGATGATAAGAAATTAGACCTTGACGCTGAAAAATTGGGTTTTGAAGAGGAAAAACTTGAACAAAAGGATAAAATTGATAAAGAGAAGATACAAAGCCAGGAAGATATCGCTATGTTGCGGTCTGAAACTGCTTTAGCACAATCAAAAAATCGAAATAAATGACAATAAGTAAAAAAATTGGTAGAATAAAAACTCAGAATATTGTATTAGATGATGTTTTTTATTTTGCAGAAAAATATAAAGCTGATCCAATGGTCTTGAGCGCATGTTTGATGATTGTTGCAAAAAGTATTTACTTAAATATTCTTGGACCAAATCAAACAGCAGATATGCTACATTTATTTGCTGAAGGAGCAGAGAATTCAATGTATGATATACACAAGGAGACGATACATTAATGCCTCTTTGTATACATTGTGAGCATGGGTGTCATCACGGGGACGGTGGCAAGTGTGCATCTTGTGATTGCTTAAATTGTGAGCATGATATACAAGAGGCAGTGGATAAACTTGAGGAAGTTTTAAAAGCTGAAGAAAAAGTGGTTGAATTCGAAGCTGATATGAATTTAACCGAACATTAGGAGGAAACATGAATCTAATTAAAGATCTTTGGGCTCATCTGAAGGAATGGAGCGATTGGGGCATGAAAGACTGGATAAAAGCCGGTATTGTTGCTGTAGTTGTTTTATTTATCATTTACAAAATGACCGGCGGAGGGGCTTAGTTCCGTGTTACAGTTATTATTAAAACCCTTGCTCGGCGTTGCCGGGCAAGCGGTTTCTGGTTTCATAGAAACCAAAAAGGCGAAGGCCGAGAACAAACTAACAGAAATAAAAGCTAATACTAAGTTGAAACAGCAGCAGATCGCCGGCGAAGTATCGTGGGAAGCGTCAGCCGTTGAACAGATGAAGGGAAGCTGGAAAGACGAATTCGTTTTGCTTGCCCTGATGATCCCCGCAATTTTGGTCTTCATTCCCGGAATGACGGAGCACGTGGAACGAGGCTTTGAGGCACTCCATAAATTGCCGGATTATTATAAACACCTCTTATATTTAAGCTGCAGTGTCAGCATGGGTGTGAGAATGGCTCCGGGTGTTAAAGGATTATTTAAGAAAAAATAATGGCTAATAAACAGTATAGATGGTTCTTAGTTAAAAGAAGACGTATTAAAAAGAAAAAGAAATGATGGAGAAACTTATAACGCTATTAGTAGGATTACTAATGGCTTTAGGTGGATGGACATTAGCTAGAACTTTTGAGCTTTCAACTGTGCAAGCAGTTCATGATGATAAAGTTGATAAGTTGGAGAGACAAGTAGAAAAATTAGAAGATCAAATGGATGAAATGATGAAATTAGATGAAGATATTATTGAGCAACATGAAAATTTGTTTAAACAATTGTCAAGTGGTAAGAAAGGTAAATACGAATATTAATGATCACACCAGAAAGACTTAGCGCGTGGAGAATATTTCCGCGTCTATTAATTACTTTGTATGGTATTGCTTTTTGGCGTACAACAGAATGGTTTATGCAACTGCCTGATCCAACAAATGCACAATCAGCATTTGTATCAGTTATAGTAGGTGCAGGAGCCGCATGGTTTGGCCTCTATGTGGGAGGCACCAGATTAACAAAGGCAAAATCTGAAGAGAAGGAATAAATGGATGTAGTAAGACTGGCAGAAAGAATATTTAAAATAATTAGGACTAGACAGACCCAGATAAATGAGATAATAACAAGTAACCAAGTAAAAGATTGGAATGATTATCAAAATCATTTAGGTCAACTTGAAACGTTAAATTATATTGAACAGGAACTCTCGGACCTGCTAAAAAAACAGGAGCAAGATGAACACTCTAATTTTACCGAAACACGTCGCTGAGCGGCGCATTAAGCAAGTAGAAAAAGAAAAGAAACCTAAAAAACCATTAGAAGAAATGAGTTTGCCAAAACCGACTGGTTGGCGAATTCTTGTTCTACCTTATAAAGCCAAGACAAAAACAAAAGGTGGAATTATTCTATCTGATAAAACAATAACCGAATCTCAAATTGCAACTAACTGTGGGTTAGTTATGGACATAGGACCAGATGCTTATAATGATAAAGATAAGTTTCCCAATGGACCATGGTGCAAGAAAAAAGATTGGGTTTTATTTGCACGTTACGCTGGATCTCGCATCTATATTGATGGGGGAGAGATACGCGTACTAAACGATGACGAAATATTAGGGACTATTGATGATCCGGAAGATATTTTGCACGCATTAACCGTTTAACACGGAGAGGAAACCATGCCCGAAGCACAAAAAGAATTAAAAAAAGATGAATCAATGGTTGATTTGGATACAACTGGAAATGCTGTTGATGTTGAGATAAAAGATTCCAAAGCTGATATAAAAGAGGTTGAAACGAAAACAGATGAACCTATTGTAGAAGTTAAAGAAGAAAAAGACGAGCGCGAGGAATATAGTGAAGGTGTTAAAAAACGTATTGATCGCCTAACCTATAAAATTCGTGAAGCGGAAAGACGAGAAAAAGAAGCCGTCAATTATGCCCAGCAAGTCAAGGGTGAGAGAGACAATTTACAAACAAAATTTGATAAATTGGATGATGGCTATGTTAATGAATTTACAGGACGTGTAAAATCAGAGCTAGAATCAGCTAAAATTCAGCTTAAAGATGCTATGGCAAAGGGAGATGTGGATGCTCAAGTAGCCGCAAATCAATCTTTGGCAAGATTAGCTATTGAGGAAGAGCGCATAAAAGCGACAGAAGATCAACGAAAAAAATACGAGGAATCATTAAAAAGTACTGGACAAATAGGTGAGCAGCCTGTACAAAGTAAAGCACCAACGCCAAAACCCGATCCAAAGGCCGAACAATGGGCTGAAAAGAACGAATGGTTTGGCAAAGACGAAGCGATGACATACGCCTCGTTCGGTATTCACAAACGGCTTGTGGAGGAAGATGGATTCAACCCTACAAGTGATGAATACTACGAGGAAATTGATAAACGCATTCGCAAGGAATTTCCCCATAAATTTAATGGGGAAGAAAAGGCAAGCAGCAAACCCGTCCAGACAGTTGCATCTGCCTCAAGAACCTCAGGAGCTGGACGCAAGACCGTGAGGCTCACACCGTCACAAGTAGCAATTGCTAAAAAATTAGGTGTGCCACTTGAAGAATATGCGAAATACGTGAAGGAGAAGGCA